AGTGGCCGCCGTGCCGGTCGCCGTGCTGGTAAAGACGAATGAACTGCTGACAGCGTTCCACGTTACGGTGAATGCTGGCGACGTGAAGCCGGCCAAGATCAACGTTGCTGCATTACTAAAGCTCGTAGCAGCCGAAAGGTTGATCGATGCGGATGTGAGAGGGGTACCGCCTACTGTGATCGTGAGCGTACCCGTAAGCGCCTTCAGTTGAGTCAGGGTCATTCCGGCGAGCGATCCGGACTGAAGGAACGCGGCGCGAGCCGCAACGTTGAAGGGGGCAAAAAGCATCCCGCCCGGTTTGAGGGTCGAGTTATTGTAGCCGGCGAAGTAGATGAGTGCGGCGGCGTACTCGGCGGATGCCAACCCAAAAAAGTTACCGACGGCGACGAGGCTCGCAAAGTTGTAAACGGAGTTTGTCGGCATCTGAGTATTTTGGGTAAGAAACAGCCCATTCATTACCAGAGAGTTACCGCCGGCGGTCAAAACACCGGGAGTTGCATTCACAATGCTAGATGCGGGAATGGTCATTACGGTAAGTCCTCCAGAATATTCACAGCTAAAGTATTAGCTGATTGCTGCGGTATAGAGACAGTCGGATTATATTGCAGGCTCGCGGTAAGCGTCCAACGGCTCTCGTATTGTTGTTCCGCATTTATCAAAGAAGTCTGGTGACCGTCACTGCAATATAACGGTGCGATACCTACGGGAAACTGAGCAACCGCGTATGCAGTGCGGTAAACGTTGTTTATTGCCTTACACTGATCGCCAGCGGCGGGACCAAAGAAGTCAACTTGAATATCAATTCTCGTTGGTCCTGTAATGCTCGCGCTCGCGGCGGCGTCCACAGTGGTGGGAGTCTCTATGGGAACCTGTAAGAGTTCGGTGAGTTCCACAAAGCCACTCTTAGGCATAGCGGCGCGGTTGGTCTGCCCCCGCACTATTGGGACGCTTCCGATGAATGGTTGAAGGAATTTCCCCAGGGCTCCAATTACAGCGTCAACCGCGATATCGACAACGAAGTTAGGCACTCGGCACCTGCAGATTGATTGCCGCTTTCGTCCACTGAGGCCACGTCTCAAGCACCTTGACGACTAGCCAAGTGCCAATGAATTGCGGTGGAGCGGGAGCTGCGATGGTGACGATATCCCCACCTTGACTATTGGGGCGAATTACTCCCGAGAGCGCTCCGCGTAAGTAGATGGCTCGGAGCACCCCTTGCAGGTTGAGCCCGTCAATTTGTTTGAGATCTAAGCTATCGAGAGCTTGGAGTTGCGCGGGTCCACTTACAGGCGCGGCGTAAGTCGGAGTCTGCTTATAGCCGTTGTCGGACGTGCCGACGCTAGAGCCCGTGGACGCCGCAACCGTGACGATCATATTCGGGTTTACGGCGTTACTTACGCTGTTGGCGATCCCGCGAAGGTCCATTACTTTATCACCCTGTATGTAGGAGCGTTGACCATGATTGCGTCATCGATAAGAGGCTTATCGAAACCCTTACGGTCGATAGTGCTCTGAGCAAGACCGGGAGTAGTGAAGTCGTTGATGCTCTGTATCAACGCACCTTGGATATCTTCCCCCATCAAATTGAGCACCTTCGTACCATCGTTGTTTGTGGACTTCGCGAGCGCGGCAACCTTATCCCCCCACGATGGGGACTCCTCCGCAATCATCCCGCGAAAGAACGGACGGGGCGGCGCGGAGCCGTTACCAAACTCATTCCAATAGGCGACGGCGGCCACGGGAGTACCGTCTGGATAGGTTGCGTCTTCCATGAATCCGACTTCGACGGAGCCGCTCATGCGAGATGAGATCTCTTTGAGCTTGCGCTCTACGTTGGCGGCCACGCTCACTTAGAATCTCCGACCAAAGCCGCCATCAAAGCGCGGGAAGCCGTTGGGGTTTGTAGGACGCGCCACGTAGCGCATGCCCCGCAAGCCGCTCGTAGCCTGCCAGAAGGCCGCGCCGTATTGGGATTGCTGAAACCATGCACCCGTACCAGGCGTAGGCGGTACGCCCTCAAAGCTCGCGGATACGCTACCCTCTGCGGCTTGGCTCACTCTCCCCACTGGCTTAGGCTGTCCGTCTGCCGTGAGTAGGCCACCGATAAAAGCGATGTGAGCGGTGAGCATGTTGAGCAGGATGCCGCGCCGCGTAATGTCCTGTACAGGGCTGCAATCGGTGTTGGAAAGATAGAGCCCCGCCTCCGAGAATAGCGCTCCGAGCTGGGTTGTGCTCACAGCGCTAAACTCGGGGTACCGAGCGAGAAAGAGAGCCGGATTGAAGACTGCGACCGCCATAAAATCACCTTCAGTAATTCGTGCGGTACCCTGTCGCGTCTCTGCTTCGGGTACCGCTTAGGCCGAGGAAGACGCTGAAACTCGGCTTACTACTTGTCAGCCTTCTTCACGCCGGCGGCATCCTGAGCCAACGGCTCGAAGCCCGTCTTCTCTTTGAGAAGATCTTTAGCCTTCCCGAGAGCCTGCGTGACATTGCTGGCTGCGAAGATCGCTCCGCTCTTGAGGGGAACGTAATCGGGATAAGCCGTCTTCCATGCCGCCCAGAAATCCGCGTCAACTTCGGTCGTCATGTGGTCCGCGCCAATGATCTTCGAGGAGTGGAAACCCGCGAGAGTGACCTTCTGCTTTGTGGTGGGATGGGTGAGCGTCAACCCGTTGGGGAGTCTGCAGCCGATAACAATTTTGTCTGCCATATTATTTTCCTTTTCTAAAATTTGGGGACCGAGAGTATTGCTCTCAGTCCCCAAATAATCCAACACCCAGCCTTGGTAATTCTTTTATACACCCAACATCGAAGCGATGAGAAACGGGCGATACACGATGCAACCCCAGGTTCCCTGCGACTTCTTTTGTTTGAAGCTGCTCATCTCAACCACCATCGGGTGAGCGCGCAACTTCTCGGTGAATGCCACGTTGACGGTGCGCTGACCTTCGATCTCATCGGCAATAAGCTGCACGAATTGACCGGCGGAAGTTCCGTACTCGGGGGCTGTCTTTACTGTCATGTTGGGGTAGTTCTTTTTGATGAGATCCGCAACGTTGACATTGAACTGGTTCGTCTTGGTGAGACCAACCGCCTCAGAAGTCGGACTCATGGCGAGGGTCATGGGAGTGTCAAGCTCCACATTGCCATCAGCTTGAATCTGCAACTGAGTAAAGAGAGCCGCGATATCCGCGAGCACTCCTAGCGCATCCTTCTGCACCCAGGTCACCAGGCCGCCAGTCTCCGTTGTGGGAGGGATGGACGGGAGCAGGTTGGGGCTGTTGAGCAAACCGAAGTTCTTTAGGCCAGCAACGCCGAAGAAATACGATTTATTCTGATACTTGTTGAGGGTTAGCACGCTTGCGATGTTGAGCCGGTTTGCCCAGGGCACCTTCGCAAGTCCCTGCCGCTCAAGTTCCCGCTCACCCCACTGAGTAACCACCTGATAGTGGAAGCTCTGAAACTCGGGGTTATTGGTGTTCGCGCCAGCCACGCCGTTGTTGTTGTAGTCGCCATACGCGGAGGTCTCGCCGGTCGATTCGATAACCGAAAACACTGTCGTATCGGTCGTCCAGTCGCCTTTCTTGACTTCCTCGCCTGCGATCTCGGCGGCCTTCATCGGAGCTACCAGAACCTCAATCAACTTAGGGTCGATATTGGTCGTGAGAAGCGCCATGATGCCGCTGTTGGGGGTTGTGACCGGCACGGACTGTGCGTCCTGAGCGAGCCGTTGGGCGGCACCCTCGCCCATAAAATGGATGCCTGCCTGCTGTTGTAGTGCGAGAAGGATCGGGTCCATAGTTGTCTTAGTTACCCCACGTCGAGATTTTTACAAGCTCGCCCACTGCGGCGAAAGACTTGGCTACAAATTTGGTCAGGATGCCGCCTGCCACGGTGAGAGCCGTCGAAGCTGCGTATGCGGTTGCGTTCCGGTCCAACGTGTAGACTCCCACGCCGCCGCCTGCTCCGCTCACCTGAGACGCGATGGTTGCGCCTGCAGGTACGCCCGTGCCGGTGACGCCATCGCCAACCGCCAGAGTGCCGGCAACTGCAGTGACGTTCAGCACGTTGCCGAACGATGTAACGGTGGCAGCCGCCGCAGTCGTCGCCACGCTGGTGGTGTAAACACCCGCGCCGCCCGGTGTGCCGCTGACCTGCAAGAGAATCGAGGTTCCGGCGGGTACTCCGGTTCCGCTGATCGTATCGCCAACCGAGATGAGCCCGGTAACTGCGCTTGTGGTGAGCTGATTACCAGCTCCGGTGGCAGTGAAGGTTGCACCGATGGAGCCCGTTGCCGTGGTACCGGCAGGAGCCGCCCCGATGAATGCCGAACCATCCGCGAAGCTCGCGTAAACTGCCGCGCCGGGGGTTGCTGCCTGACCGTTGACTGTGGCGAAGAAATCGCCAGCATTGTGCAACGTGACGGGGAAGCCTGGGGGAATGACGTTGGACGTTTCAGCGAGGTACACCGTAATCAGCGCTTGCTGATCGCGATGAACGAAGCCGGTAGGGGCAACAGCACCCTCACCGGAGTTAGTGACCGTTTTTCCGTCTGCCGATACCCAGGCAAACTTCCCAACCGTCACGCCGAGAGGACCGGTAACGAGACCGCCCTCCCCTGCGAGCACTGTAGCGCGAGGGTTCGCGGATGCGAAGTCCCCGGCAACTGCAATCGGATTATCACGATTTACGCGAGTTTGAAACGACATGAGTCCTTCTTTCTTACTGCTGGCGGAAACGGCTGAGGTTCGGGAACTTCGATACGGCACCGGCGGCGTCCTGAGCAATGCGGGGAGCAGGGGCAGCCGAGCGCGAAGAGTGAGCGAGAGCGAAGAGAGCCTTGAGAGCCGGGACTTCGGTAACTCCCTCGTGCGGAACCTTCATCTCGTCAAGAGCGAAGGTATAAATTTCCGCTGCCGAGTCCTGAGCGATAACTTCGCCTACGACCGGGCGAACGGCGCGACGAGCTTCGTCAGCATCGCGCAATTCTTTGCGGAAGCTGTCCATTGCCGTCTTCGTCTTCTCTTCCGCGTCTTTGGCAACTTTCTCTTCAGCATCGGCGGCGAGCTTCTTTTTCTTCTTCTCGTCCTCGTCGTCCTCATCGTCCTCATCCTCGCCAAGCGCGTCCGGATTGTCGTCCGGATCAGCGTCGAGAGCGAGCATCGCTTCAATCGCAGTCTGCATCTTTTTGGGGTCGAGATCAGCATCCATCGCAATGAGCTTGGAGCTTACTTCGTCCGCTTTGAAGGTTTTCTTGGAAGCCTGACCGACCAAAGCAAGCAGCGCGGAATCCGCCGCCAGCTTCGGGCTCATACCTCCGAGAGTCACGAAAAGGGCTTTGCCCAATTTGGTCGTCTTCATAATTTTTATCGCCTCGTCTGCTGCTAGTACGTCACTCCCGGCTCTCCCTGACTCAACTAGAGCCAGATGATTGCCGCGAATCTCTGTCATAACGCCGTCGTAACGCTGCCCGTGATATTCACCGGGGGTCATTACGGCAACGTAGTAGTACGCGCATGAAAGCTCGCGTACCGTATCCGTCTCTATGCCGGCGATTGCCGTGGACTCCCAAAAGCACAAATCAGCGTCAAGATATGGATCGTTGAATTCCACATCTGAGCCAATCGCGCCGATTATCAACTCTTGTCGGGGAGCCTCAGCGCTGACCGGAACATGCCGCGAGAGGATCGGGAGACGGGCAAAAGTGGAAGCGCTCCGAGCCAATTCGATGGGATCGCGGAAGAGGTAGTACACCTTATTGGGGTCAAGTCCAAGCTCGGCAGAGCCGGGTATCTCCATACCATAGTAGGGGTTTACCGTGGCCTTACTGATATGAGATTTGGCGATGTGCAGCCGTCCGACATTATCCGTCGTCCGTACCGAACCGTCTAAAGCCAAATCCCCCCGTAACGGAAACATATAGCCGTAATAATTCCATTGAAATAATTATTTTGCAAATCAGATTGTTATTGACAGCTTACTAGTAACGCGATAATCTCCTGCTTGTAGCTGAGAAACACCAAGGAGAAAGACAATGACCTTCATCAAAAACAACCGTGAAATTATCGTTCTTGCACTCATCATTACCGGCATGTTCGTCATGGCAGCAGCTATCGGCATCAGCTTTCGTGGCGGTACTCCCTCGGCGTATTGGG